AGCATCATCGACGGTACATGGAATTTAGAACTGCCAAAACCAATTGTAATACCAAGTGCAAAATTAAAGTCGCCCGATGCTCAAAAAGCAACTGCAATTAACCCGGTGAATATTTATTTGTATGATCGTGTAGTCACAGGAAATGAGTATCAACCACTTAAACATGCAATATATATTAATCTTGGCAAGAATGCAATTAAATTTATACAGCAAAACGATGGTTTAAAACATGCACTTGTACAATTAAGCACTGCATCAGCAAAACAAATGCAGACCGAACTAACTCCTGCTCGTATTAAAGGATCGATTAGTCATGAAATTTCGCACTGGATAGATGATACACTGCACAATAACCACTTGCGAAATATGATTAACACCGCTATGCATAGCAGCGGAAAAGACCGTATTAAAGCAGTGTACCAAGGGAACCCCGATGTTGCATTAACATCGTACGAAATAAATGCACAAATACATGCAATAAAAGAATTAAAAATACATAATGAATCGATGTGGGATGTATTTGATTTTGACGATGTAGTTGACTTAAATGCATCACTTGCATCAATTCGCAATACTTTACGTAAATTCGGCTTATACAATAAGTGGAAGCGCAAAATACTACAACGGATGGCACGAGAAGGGCTACTTGGTAAATATATGAGCAAAACGTATGGATAAGTTAGTTATCGTATCATTTGATTTATATTGTACATGGGACGGTAAAGCGCCGTGGTATCGTGTGTATGTCAACAATGAACTACAAACCGAGCGAACGTATAAGTTTAATAATGCATCGGAATATTTAAATGAACGATTACCGCTATATTTAACATCAGGACAGCATACTATACGTATAGAAAGCCTTGGGGTAAATGCATTATTTAGGCCAGCTAATCTTAATATAGATACCGGAAGTGCAAGAATACTAGACCAAGATAAATTACTATTTGAGGTACACCAATGAAGATTAACGAAATTATCACAGAAAACTCGTCTGCAGCAATTGCAACAGTTGTGGCACCACTTGGAGCAGTTATTAAACGAGAAGCCACTGCAAAACCGACTAAATACAAGAACAGCAGTAAACCTACAAAAGTTAAAAACACCTAAGGATTTAATAGTGAAAGATCAAAATTATAAACTAGTGGCATCGATGATTAGTGCAATGGATTCAATCGAACGCAAACATGCATTGCCCGAAGAAAGTGTTAAAATGATAAAAGCGTTAAACAGCGGCACACCTAATGCAACACTATTTGAATCAGAAAAGAATAACAAAACACCAATGAATCAGTTAGTTGGTGAAGAACAGCTTCAGGCAAAGTTAAAAACTAGATTTGCAGATTATATTAAAGAAATTGATCCACCGGAAGAAGATGCGGAGGAAATTAAAGAAGCTCCTCGTAGCGAATTCGACATGCTTGAGACTATCTTTGGAGAGATTGGTCACATTGTGCATGAGCTTGAAGCTATGGTGCAAACAGCATCAAGAAAAACACGTGATACAATTCAAAATGTTACAATCCCAGCACTTAAAGCACTTGCTAACGATCGCAGTACAGAAGGCAGTGTTGCAAATTTGCTTGCAGTGCTTAACGGTTATGCAACAGAAGAGATAACAGCAGATGATCTCCCTGTAGTAGAACAAATTACAGATACTAATACTAATACCAATACATTTACTACAACAATCGGCCCGGATAAGTCTATTATAGCCGAAGCAAAACAAGTAAATCAAATTATTATGTTATATATTAATAATAAGCAATTTAATAAGTCATTTACTACAATATCAGAAGCCAAAGCATATATAGCAGAATTAGACAATAACTTATCACAAGATTAAATGAAACAATATAAATTTACATCAGCAGATTTTGTGGATCCATTAAGTGAATTATCAGATGATTGCTTCATGGATCCAAATGATCCGTTTCACCCCGACAACATATCTACCCTTGGTAAAAGCGAAGTGATCTACACTAAGCCTGGCATCGAGGATCTTTTTCCAAGAACATTACCTAAGGACCGTTAGGTTATGTGGGCGGTCGCTGCCCTGGCTAATTCGATTCGCTACCGATTAGCCAAAAATGCACACACTTATTCAAAACAATAGCAATACAAACATATTGCATCTATAATAGTTACATATACTAATAAACAGGAGAATTAAATGACCGAAGAATTTCGAGCGGCTGATTTACGAATCACACCAGAAGCAAAATCAAAATTAACACAAGTAATTAATGAGGGAATGCAAGTAATGCACGAAGTAGAATCATTAAACACTGGATTATCAGAAACTATTAAAGCAATTGCAGAAGAGCTTAATATCAAACCAGGTATATTAAAGAAGGCAATCCGCATTGCACACAAGTCTAAATTCAATGAAGAGCAGCAAGATCATGATACACTAGAAACAATTCTTACTACAGTAGGCCGTACTCTTTAATGAGCTATGTTGATGCACTGTTAATTAAAGAATCTGACACAATTAAAATTGTTGAACGAGTTAACGGGAAGCGAGAATTTCGAGAATACCCAGTAAATTATTTGTTTTACTTTGATGACGTGCGCGGGAAATATAAATCTGTTTATGGAAATCCTGTAAGCAGATTTTCTACTCGCTCTGGCAAGGAGTTTAAAAAAGAAGTTGCAATACATGGCAACCAGAAGTTATACGAAAGTGATTGTAATGTTGTATTTCGTTGTCTAGCAGATAATTATGCAGGAGTTAAATCGCCTAAGTTACATACATGTTTCTTTGATATCGAGACCGATTTTAACAAAAAGAAAGGGTTTGCACCAACAAATGATCCATTTAACAAGATAACAGCTATCACAGTGTATTTAGACTGGTTAGATAAGCTAATTACACTTGTGGTACCGCCGGACACATTGACAACAGAAGAAGCACAAGAAATTGTCAATACATTTGACAATACAATGTTGTTCACAGACGAAGGTGAAATGCTCAAGGTATTTCTTGATCTCATTGATGATGCAGATATACTCACAGGCTGGAATAGCGAAGGATATGATATTCCATATACGGTTAACCGTATATCGCGTGTATTGTCAAAAGATGATACAAGACGCTTTTGTTTGTGGGATCAATTCCCGAAAAGACGCACGTATGAACGATATGGAGCAGAATCGCAAACGTACGATTTGATTGGTAGGGTACATCTTGATTATATGCAATTATATCAGAAGTACACATATCATGAAATGCATTCATACAGCTTAGATGCTATTGCAGAATACGAACTGGGCGATAAGAAAACTGAGTACGAAGGTAGTTTAGATCACTTATACAATCACGATTTCAAACTGTTTATTGAATATAATAGACAGGATGTAGATTTGATTCAACGCATGGATAAAAAGCTGAAGTTCATGGATCTTGCAAACGAACTTGCACATGCAAATACTGTGTTGCTACCAACAACAATGGGTGCTGTAGCTGTAACCGAGCAAGCAATTATTAATGAAGCGCACGAACGGGGTGTTGTAGTTCCTGATCGTAAGCGCAGAAAGAAGAATGCTGATGGAACAGATATAGATACACAGGCGGCAGGTGCATACGTTGCATATCCTAAAAAAGGTATGCATGAGCTAATAGGTGCAATTGATATCAATTCGTTGTATCCATCGGCTATCCGAGCATTAAACATGGCACCAGAAACTGTGATTGGTCAATTGCGATCAACTAGAACTGATGAGCTAATTAAAGAAAGAATGGCGGTTAAGAAATCAGTTACGTTTGCAGCGGCATGGGAAGGATTGTTTGCAACCCTAGAATATACATCAGTTATGAACAAAGAAATAGGCACAGAAATTACAATCGACTGGGAGGCAGGAGAATCAACAACGCATAGTGCTGCAGAAGTATACGACTTGATATTTAATCAAGGATACCCATGGGTTATTAGTGCTAATGGCACAATATTTACAACTGAAGTTAACGGTGTGATACCAGGGATATTAGAACGATGGTATGCCGAACGGCAGATTATGCAGGCTGAAAAAGCTCAATGGATTAATCTTAGCAGTGGCCTTGACATACCGAAGAGATTACAGTAGATAGTTAAAAAAATTAGTGTCAACTGTTTCCGCATAAATACTAGTATGCAAACAGAATTAAAAAAACGAAACTTAACAGTAAGCCAATTTAAAAAAACATACTCGAGAATTTACAATAGGATATTAGCACAATACGGAGGTAAGCAAAACATATTCGATTTTACTGCTGCATTTACTTTATTTGTAAACGGACAGAAGGCGCCTGTTTGTGAAATATGTAACGCAACAGTAGCAATAACGAAAAAATACAGAGATAGTGGTGCTAGTAATAGATGCAAGAAACATATTAATACTCGTCGTATTGTTAAAATAGCAGATATACAGGAAAAAATAGA